TTAAAATTTTCGCCTTAGTTCTACAACTTTTCCAATAATCTTCACCGGCTTTTCTTCAATTTCTTCCTGACTAAAATACATTGGTTCATAATTAGGATTCAATGAGATAAGAGCAATACTGTCTGCATATTTCTTTAATCTTTTACATACCCCATCATTACCATTCACAAGAGCAATTACAATTTCATCTGATTCCGCATCGTTCTGTCTTTTTACAATCACAGTATCTCCATTATGAATATCAGGCTCCATAGAATCACCGCTGATTCGCAGTCCAAAAAACTCGCCTGTCCGTGCCAGCTCTTCTGGGATTTCTTCTTCGTCGATAACATCTTCAATTGCCTCCAATGGAATACCTGCAGCAACTCGTCCATATATTTTTATTGTAGTAGCTTTCTTTAATGAATTACTTTCGTATTTAGTATGATCTTCTACTAAATCAGCTTTTGAAATACCGAAGTAATTAGCCATGAGTTCTATTTTATCAATGCGTGGATATGAATTACCTTTCACCCAGTCGGTAAAAGTGGTGTATTTTACACCTAATGCGTTGCACATATCTTGACGTGTTTTTTCGTATTTATCCATATAGAACTGTATGTTTTTTGCCATTATATCTTTGTTTCCAAGCTCACTCATTTACTCACCTCCGTTAATCTGATTATATGATTAATTCGTAAAAAAATCAAGATAAACAGAAAAAAATACGAAAAAACCGTTGACATTACGAATAAACCGTAATACAATAAAGCTACGAAAAAGAAAGGGGTGAAGAAATTGCAAGAGGTAAAAGCAGGACTTACTCTGAAAACAGCACGCGAGAAAAAAGGATATACGCAAGGAGAGGCAGCGAAGTTAATAGGTATAAGCTCAGATACATTAAGTAATTATGAGCGAGGAAAGAGTTATCCGGACGTTCCTGTTCTCAGAAGAATTGAAGAAGTTTACGGTATACCATACGAAAGACTTATTTTTTTACCTATGGATTACGACAAAACCGTAAATATTATTTAAGAAAGCGAGGCGAAAGATATGGAAATAGTGGTGATTTGTATTACAAGTTCTGTAGTTGTTTCTGTAGTGGTTACAAAAATATTAGCCACCCACTATTTCAAGATAGTGGATGGCTATGTAAAAGAGATATGCGAAAAAACGAAAGAGTTTGTTAACGCGTTCCTATACAAATAGAGCAAAAGGCTCGACCGAAAGGCGTTAACTGCAAAATGCCTTTAGAGAAATAAGGTGGAGATTCATGAAATAAAATAGAAATTTTTTTTGCTTTTAAATATTCAGGAGTTTGTCTTATTTTATCGTATGCAGGCTCATTAGCTATCCAACTATTGTAGTTAATTGAAATAAGATTTGCACGTTCTAATGAGGACAAAGAAAGTAAACATTTTGAGTAAGAAAAATCAAGCTCGTCTGGGACAAATAGGTTATCGAAAAACATAGGGTATTCACTGTCTTCTCCAAGTAACTCTATTTTAGCAATTGGAAGAGAAGAATGCTTGGAGAAATATATGTCTTTTAGGAGCAGGGCATCATCAGAACTTAATTGTTTTAGTACTTCTGGAAAAGCTGGGTGTGCAAGGGATTTGGTAGTGGAATTCATAGAGCCACTAATGAGATTGATGAACATTTTTCTGAGAGCATCGGAAGAGATACAGTATTTTGAGTTCTCCAAAGCTTGCGCAACAATCTGAATGTCCGGATCAACCTTTTTATCTTCAGGAATTTGTTCAATGGATTGAGCTAGTTGTACGCGATATTGCTCAAGATCAACAGCGTATTTCATGCGTCTTTTGTCAGCAACATGATTAATGGAGCCAAAGACAAGTTCCCAAATAGAACTAAGCGTTTGTCCCATGCTTTTTGTAGGCGCATCGGTAAGGTTGTGTAGGGCATTATCTACAGAATTTGGGACTTCTGGAATGTTAACCAGAGCTAAATTGTTTGTTGCAGAATCATCTGACATAATATCATTCCTTTCATTATTTGTTAGGAAAATTATATCAAACCAAAGAGCATAAAAGCAATAAAGAAAAAACTGATTCCAGAGAACTAATCAGTGATGTGGGAGGTGAGTAAGGTGGCTGAAACAGTAGAAAGAAAACCATTTAAATCAATTCATATTGATACAGAAAAAGGAATCTATTTATTGAATGGCGAGGAAGTACCGATGGTAAGCCGTATTGATTTGGAATTTAATAATGGAAAATGGTCGCTTCTTATCACAAGAGATGAACTATATGTGCAGGAAGCGACCAAGGAAGATTAAGGCAGTAATGACCTGATTTTACTGATTGTTTCTAAGAAGGAATCCATTTTATTGCTAAAGCGATTTTCCATGTAAACAATAGCTGAGTCATTTAGCAGGAAACCACAATCGTAGTAAAGCTTTATTAATCCGTTATTTGCTAATTCAGTTAGTGCATCAACAATATCGTCTTCATGGATTCCTTGAAGGAATTCCTCATGACTGCATCACAAATATAGATTGCCATGTACTTGCATCGTTTCCAGTAGTGTGGATAAGAAAAACAGAATTAATTTTTAATTCACACCCATATCCATACGTTTTGCTATGCGCATTGGCTATATTTATGTAGCAATCTTCTGTAAATGTGTAGCGCTGAGAAGTTCCGTCCCATCTTATTCTTTTAACATTAGAAAAATCTGGACGTTTGATTTTATTGCTATTTAATTGAGGAAGTGGCAACGAATTGTTGCATCGTATCGCATCTCTAACGTGCTACCATAAAGCAAAAAGGAGATTGACATGGAACAACGAATCATGGAAGTGTTAAGGAGAATGCAACCGATATTAGGAGACGAGGAACTCCGGGAGCTTAAGAATGTGCTGCATATGGTATTTTCCGGGTGCGACGTCGCACAGAAGACAGAGATACAGTGTGTGGACGATTCCTGGAGGATTGACCTGGAAGATTACTTAATGTCTAAGGCATTGGAGGGCAAGAGTACTGATACGGTTAATCGGTATCGATACGAGCTAACAAGACTGTTATCATACATCAATAAGCCAGTGGCAGACATAACAGATGGAGATATCTCTAATTTTCTGAGAACCTACAAGAATATCCGGGCAGTGAAAAATAGTACGCTAAAGGGAGTACGTGCAGTATACAGTAGTTTTTTCGTGTGGCTCAGGGATAGAGACAGGGTAAGGCGAAATCCGATGGTACTGGTGGAATCAATCAAGGTGGAGAAGCGCGTCAAGCGTCCATTCACAGACACAGAACGGGAGCAGTTGCTCAGAAATTGTAAGACTATCCGGGATAAGGCTATGATGGAGTTCTTGTATTCGACAGCAGTTCGTGTGTCAGAATTGGCAAGTCTTAGCATTGATGATATCCGATGGAGCACCAAGGACCTGATAGTCTACGGCAAAGGTGGAAAAGAAAGGACGGTGTACCTGAATGAAAGAACGAACATGTATCTGCAGGAATACCTGCAGAGCAGAACCGATAATAATCCAGCATTATTCGTGGGACTTAAGAGTCCCTATATCCGGCTAAGTAAAGCAGGAATAGAAGGTATGATAAGACGTACCGGAGAACGTGCAGGAGTTGAAAAGGCTCATCCACACAGATTTCGAGGTACGTCCATTACCAATGCTATTAACAGAGGCATGCCGTTACAGGAAGCTTCTATCATGGCTGGACACGCTAAAACTGAGACGACAATGCTCTACTGCAGCGTTGATCAGGAATCGGTGAAATATCACCACAAGAAATATTTAAGCGCATAGCATAAATAAAAAAGTAGTAGCTTTTCTCTTACCACAATTCACACTCACACTCGGCAATGGTCGGGTGCTTTTGTTATGCGCTTTTATATATGTAACTTTATTAATGCAAGAAAGGAGGAGTACTTAATAAAATAGCAAAATAACAATTCTAAACAAGCCAAATGGAAATGGCAGCGCGCTCAAAGTCTTCGATGCGACCGAAAATCTCATATATGGATGCTGGCAGAATGGATTATACCGGTACGGTGGCTACTACAGCAATGGTGCACCGTCTGACTGGGCTGGAATCATGCTGGTGTCTCCAATCTATATTAATGGAGAAGTCAACGGCTTCCTAAAAGTTGCATGGGATATGAGCATGACCCAGTACATCATGAAAAATAACAAAGATGGATCCGTGGCTCAAAGTTGGGCAAAATTGTAATTACACATATATTACCAGTAGATTGAGTGTAGTTGTTCCGCCAAGTCCGGAATAATAATTACTATTGCACCTGACGTATACTGCTGACCAGTCTGGAAGTGCTTGGATTGCGACTTTTCCGTACACCAATGCATTGTTAGAATTTGCTGTTGTTCCAGGGATTGCAGAGATGATTTTTCCACCGTTTTTTATTATGGAATTCACCTCTGCTGAAAAATCAACGAGTAGATCCACATCGGTTGCTACAGTTTTGCTGAAACATTCCACTTTTTTATTGCTATTTTATTAAGTACTCCTCGGAAAGGAGTAACAATTGAAGATTATTTTCAATGACGCAACGGAACTGGTTGTCCAGTCGGCATCGATCCGTGCAGATGGAAGTCTCCTGATCAAGACTATATCGGCAACGGAAGAAGAACTGAGATCCATGTTCCAGGACGAGTTCAAAACCAAGAAGATGACTGTGATAGAACGGGAGTCCATCATTGCAGAACACGAGAATTACACGGATTTAAATGCCGTAGTAAAATATACGGCTGGAATCCTGGGCGTAGTGATGTACCGGGAAAAAGAATCACCAATGGATCGTATTGATGCACTGGAAGAGCATGTGGACGATTTAAAGGAAGCTAACAAAAGCCGTGAGGCTGAAAATGCAGAGCTTATCGCTACCGTGGACAGTATCCTCACAGATGTGCTGCCGGCACTGCTCGGTGATGGCACAGAAGAAACTCAGTAAGAAAGGAAAAAGAAAGGATGAATGATATGACAACATTTATTGCAAGAAGAATTATGGAAGAGGCAGACAAAAGCACAGAGGCAGGCCAGAAGAAATACCGTGCATATTTTAGGACAAGATTGTACAAAAAATGGAAAGACGAAGTGGACACAATCCTAAAAACCGATGGTTACGATGAGGTCATCGTAGAAAATTAAGGAGGAGTAAAATGGTTAGATTACTCGATATTAAGCGCACATACAGTGATGGCGGTATGCGTCTGTTACTATTGGCGGACAGGAAAGAGGACACGCTCCCGACACTGCTCTCGGACATAGACGGATTAAGCGGTGCTGGGGGGGTTACTCCGGGCAGTATAGTAATCACTCCTGCACTTGATGCATGCATTATGGCCAATGATGGAACATGGGGGCCGTGGGTATGATGGATGATAGCTTATTATTATATAAAATTCTCAAAAACAGAACCGGGGCAGAGATATCTGCCTCCGGGAACCCAGCAATCATGCCGGATACGTTAAAAAATAATCCGATGAATGAGATGAAAGTATTTGGGTGGAGTAAGCAGGAGACAACCAAGGGAAAGAATCTGTTTGATTTTTCCCGCCTTGTATCAGACGGCGTAAATGTGATGAACTATGAGAAGCAGACGATTACCGTTCCGGCAAAAACGAATAACACAGGCTACAACCAGACATTACGTGATTTGTGCCCCGGAATCACTCCTGGAACGTATGTTTTTTCTGCAAAGAGGTCAAATCCGGAAAGTGGTAACGGTAGTTATTTTTTAGAGGCTGGATTGGATTTTACATTTAACACGCCTACTGAATTAACGGATGCGCTTCTAGATAGTCACATAGCCTGGTACAATAATCCGGATTCAGAGGTTGAGAATGTAATATCAGAGATTCAGATTGAAATCGGAACAGAAGCCACAGATTATGAGCCTTACACTGGCGGACAACCAAGCCCATCGCCAGATTATCCACAGCAGATTGTAAGCGCTGGTAATAGTGGGAACATTGAAGTGAATGTGAGGGGGAAAAATCTTGTCGATGTATATGGATACAGTGCAAATGGCATACCTAGTCCAAAAGCAGAAAGAATATTATTTAATACCTATGGAACAACTTTAAGTACGACAGAAAAGACGGATAAACTTATTGTGCATCAAGAAATTGTAGATGGGGCAACTGCCAATAGTTATACATCCGGTTATTTTTGCATTGGAATAAATCGCAAGCTTGAAACTGGGAAAGATTACATTATAACGTTTAATATTAATGTGATTCAAAATCCATTCTCTGTATCTACCATCTTTGTTTTGTTTAATGGTATTGAAGCTAATAGGGCTGAGGTGATAGGAGATAAAGTAACAGTAAAAGTAAGCTGCAAAGAAGACGGAGAAAGGCAATATGTTGAAGTCAGAAACTGCGGAATGAGCATGGAAATCAGTAATTTTATGATTACTGAGAAAGATGAAAACACAATCTACGAACCCTATTACGAGCCACAATCTCTCTCCATCAGCACCCCAACCGGACTCCCGGCAATCCCAGTAGATACAGACGGCAACTACACCGATGCCAATGGTCAGCAGTGGATATCTGACTATGTGGATTTGAAGCGTGGGAAGTTGTATAAAAAAGTAACGCGATTAAACTTGAAAGATGTTGATGCTATAAGTGTAGCACATGGTTTCCATTCAAACGGAAATGGTTATTTATCATTCAGCGTTAAAAATGTAAATAAAGGGCATAAACCTATATCGAACCGATATAAAAGTTCGATGTGGACTAATGAAAGCGGATATACGTACGTTCCTAATAGTAATACCATTGTTTTTGTTAATGATAGATTTACGGATAAGCAAACAGCAATTAAATTAGTCCAAAATACATATGTAATTTATGCATTAACATCACAAATCGAAACCGACATCACACCAGAAGAAATCCAGGCATACAAGAACCTTGTAACATACGCCGGAACAACCATCGTGGAGAATGATGCAGAATGCTATATGGAAGTAAGTGCCGGTGGAGGAGATGCATTAAGAGCCAAGAAGCTGGCACTGATACTAGGAGAGTAGAGGCGATCATATGGAAATACGTGCAAGACCGAGAGGTCTTATTTTTATGTAATAAAATAAGGAAAGGACGCACATGATTAAGTTTTTATCAGAAAATTGGGCATTATTATCGTTCGTGATATCAGCAATTGCATACATATATTATCAGGTGATTGCTATGCGTAAAGGAATACGTGCACTACTCAGAGCGGATTTGATACGATTGTACAACAAGTATCACGACGATTATGGATATTGCCCGTTGTATGTCAAGCAGTCACTGGAAGATGAATATAAACAATATCATACATTAAAGGGGAATGGTGTAGGCACGCAAATATATCATGCGCTTATGGAATTGCCTACAGAGCCACCCCATGAAGGAGAGGATTAATGATGTTTAAAAATTGTGTATTTAAAGTATCTGTAGATACAAAGAAGTGGGCTAAGAAAGCAGCGGTCAGAGCAGTGAAAACGGCAGCACAGACTGCAGTAGCAACCATTGGCACAGCAACAGCACTCGGTCAGGTCGATGCAAAGCTCGTAGTCTCAGCATCAGTACTGGCCGGAATCTTATCCTTGCTGACAAGTGTAGCAGGATTACCGGAGGTTGAGGGCGAGTAATCGCCCTCTTATTGATAGGAGTGATATTATGGCAGTAAGAATTGGAAGCGCACGTATTAATGAGAAGGGCACCACCACCGGAGGAAAAGCCGGAGATCAGACCGGAGGAGAAGTGTCTATACAGAATTACTATCTGCACAGAAAAGGTTGGTACGTAGCAAGACCGAAAGATCCAACTGTAGCAGAGAAGATTGCACAGGCAATGGAAGCAGCGTGCAACAATAATCACATCGGTTATTGCCAGGCACACAGAGACAGCCTTAGAAAGATTGCGGTTAAGTATTGCTATAATCTCAGCAAGGTCAATGTTGATGTGGAGGTAGATTGCTCAGCACTGGTCAGAGTATGTTGCTTATATGCCGGAATACAGGTTGGAGATTTCAACACAGCGTCAGAGCTGGAAACCTTGCGAAAGACAGGAGCGTTCGAAATCCTGAAAGATGATAAGCGCTGCAAGGGAAGTACATACTTGAAGCGTGGAGATATCCTCGTTACCAGAACCAAGGGGCACACAGTTGTAGTCCTAGATAATGGATCCGGAGTAACCGACACGAAAGCTCAGACAAGCACCGGAGCTTATGTCGTCGGACAAGTCTATACAACACAGGTGGACGACCTGAGCGTCCGAACCGGTCCGGGAACCTATAATCCGGAAAAATCTTATGCGGAGTTATCCAGTAATGCACAGCAACACGCGCACGATAACGGGAGACTCAAGAAAGGCACTCGCGTAACCTGCAAGGATGTCCGCAAGAACGGTAGTGACATCTGGATCAAGATTCCAAGCGGCTGGATTGCTGCATATTATGGTGGAAAGAAGTATGTAGGATAG